GCTTGTGCCGGGCTTGCCACAACAAACAACACAAACTTCCGGGCGGGGGGATGAGCGTTTTGATTGCGTCTCAGATTTTGTCGCAGAAATTGTGCGCGGCATTCGGATACCAGAACACGTCTACAACGTAGAGGTTGAAGGTAATAACAATTATTTTGCAAATGAAATTTTGCTGCATAACTGCGAGCATTTGGAAGCGGTCACAGGCGGGGACATTAAGCGGCTTATCATTAACGTGCCGCCCGGTTTTTTGAAGTCTATGGCCACTTGCGTGTTTTGGCCGGCGTGGGAATGGGGTCCGTGCGAAATGCCCTATAACCGTTATATCTGCACGTCCTATTCCAGTTCGCTCACTGAGCGCGATAATTTGCGCACCCTTCAGGTCGTCCATTCGCCCTTGTTTAAGGAGCATTGGGGCGACCGATTCAAAGCCAATGAATCGATGGTCAAGATTATGACCGACAAGACTGGTTGGAAATTAGCAACGTCAGTCGGCGGCGTGGGCACGGGTGAACGTGGCGACCGCGTTATCGTGGACGACCCAAACAGCGTTCGGCAAGCTGAGTCAAAAATCATCCGTGAGTCAACGAACTCATGGATGAAGGAAGTGATGCCGACACGTCTTAACGATCCGCGTTCGTCGGCCATTGTGCTGATCCAGCAGCGCACACACGAAGAAGACGTGACGGGCTTTTTGCTGTCCGAAGGCGGCGACTACGAGCATTTGATGATCCCGATGGAATGGGATGGCCGGCGTTACACCACCTCAATTGGCTGGACCGATCCGCGCACCGTTGAAGACATTTCTCCCGATGAGCCAAAAGAGTATTGGAACGTCAAAGGCGAATTAGCTTTTCCTGAACGCTTCCCGCTTGAAGTGGTCGAGCGCGATAAGAAAATTATGGGTTCGTTCGCCACGGCGGCGCAGTTTCAGCAAATGCCGGTTCCGCGCGGCGGTGGCATTATCAAAATGGATTGGTGGCAACGCTGGGGTGCCGACGATCCGAAAGGATTAAAGTTCCCGCCGTTCGACACCGTGGTTGCGTTCTATGACGGCGCTTACACCGTCAAAGAACAAAACGACCCATCCGCCATGGCTGTTCTCGGCACGTTTATGGACAATTACCCCAACCCGGACCCGCTTTGGTCTGGCCGGCTAACGGGAACGCCGAAGGTAATGCTGGCTCAATGCTGGGCATCGCGCTTGGCGCTGACCGATGCTGTGGCCAAAATTGACGAGACATGCCGCAAATACAAAGTCTCGATTTTGCTGGTGGAAAATAAAGCCAACGGCCATTCGGTCTATCAGGAATTGCACCGGCTGTTTCGGGATAAACCATACAGCGTCATCCTTTCCGACCCCGGTTCACGCGACAAAGTGGCCCGCGCTATGTCTGTGGCCCCGTTGTTTGAAAACGAGATGATTTATGCGCCCAACACCGAATGGGCCATTGCCGCGCAAAACGAATGCGCCACTTTCCCCAAGGGAGCGCATGATGACCGGGTGGATGCCATCGTGGGCGCTTTGCTGTGGATGCGGGAAAACAACCTGCTGAAACGCGAGGGGGAATTTATCTCCGAAGAACGCCAATTGGATTACGACGAAGAAGAAGGGCGGCAGACGCCGTTGTATTGGACATGATTAACTGGCGCAGAATGCTGATGGATACCACCGCCGCAAGCGGAACGCTGTGGAAGTTCCCGATTGGTTTGGGTTGCATCAAGATGGACAACAACCGCATCGTGGTGGTCGATGGCTCGTTTAGTGATAACTTGTTTAATTTAGTCGAATTTAATTCCTGACTAATTTAAGGAAAGTTTCCTTACCTTATGGCTAGGCCAAAAACTTATCGACGCCGGCTACTGGACGCGGAATGGGAATTTCGCCCGCTTCCGGCTGAGTGGTGGCGTGAAGTTAAGAAGAAAGCCGAGGCGCGTATGGCTCGCCAAGACCAAATGATCCTTGATGGATGCGGCTTGGCGGGCCGCACAACCTTGGACATGACCCGCGCTGGACCGCTGAAAACGGATGAATGGGTAGCAGCACCATCAATGCGTGGTATAGGACGGAGGATCGGTAAGTTATCCGCCGCTGAACTTGAGGCCGAGGAATTTAAAAGATGGTAGTTGTCGCAATCCGCACACCGGATCAAATTGAAACGGGCTACACCCCGGACGGGCGTGAAGGTCGGGTTGATCCTGACTCTGGTGGTTTGTGGGTTACGAATGACGACGGCTCTATGAGCCTTTTGGCCGAAGAAGAATGGAATCCGGCCAAGGCCGTTGGCGAAAATGGCCACTACGATAACCTTGTGGACATTTTAGACCCCAGCGAAGTCGCCCGTTTGGCCGACGAAGTGTGGCGCGGCGTTACCGCTGACGTGCAATCGCGCGCTGAATACATGGAAATGACCGCGCAATCCATTCGTATGCTGGGTCTGCGCATCGACCCGCCGCGTTCGGATGCTGGTGGCAGCGGCGCACCGTTGGAAGGCATGTCCACCGTCCGTCATCCCCTCCTGTTGGAAGCCTGCTTGGGCTTTCAGTCTGACTTTCGGGGCGAAATGTTGCCTGCCGGCGGTCCATGCAAAGTGAGAAATGACCACACCTCGGCCACCGTATCTGAAACTGTGGCTAAATTCGTGGTTGATACGTTGGTTGCCGGCGGAATGTTGAGCCAGGAAGCGGCTGAAGCGGCTGTTCAAGCCACTCAAGTGCCGCAGGAAGACAATCCCCCGCCCGCTTCGGATTCAGACGACATTGCCGAGGCTTTTGAGGCTGATTTTAATCATTATCTGACCGTCACCGCGACCGAATACATCCCCGACACCGACCGCGCTTCTTTCAACATCGGCCTCACCGGCTGCATCTTTAAGAAAGTGTATAACTGCCCTATCCGTGAGCGGCCCGTAAGCGAGTCAATTTCGCCCAAAGACTTGATTGTGGATGCCGGCGCGACTGACATTGCCAATGCGCCGCGCGTAACGCATCAGATTGAAATGCTTGCGTATGAAATTTTGCAGCTTCAAGAAGCTGGAGTGTATGCGCACTTTGATATTGGCCAAGCGACCATGCGCATTGACCCCATTGCGCAGGCTGAAGCGGAGACGCAAGGCTATGATCGCAATGCGCAGCGGCCCGAAGATCGCCCCCACACTATTTGGGAGTGCTATACTCGCGCCAACATTCGCGGTTTGGATGATTCGGGCAACGGTAAGTTTAAAGTTCCCCGGCCATACAAGATCAGCATCGACCGGGACACGCACAAGGTTTACGAAATCCGCCGCAATTGGGCCGAGGACGACAAAAAGTTCAAGCCGCGCCGCGTGTTTGTGAAATACCCATTCGTTCCAGCCCTTGGCTTTTACGACATTGGGCTAATGCACATTCTTGGCAACACGACGATGGCGTTGACCGCTTCGTGGCGACTCAATTTGGACGCCATGATGTTTTCCAACTTCCCCGGCTTCTTGTATTCGGACGTTTTGGGCAAGCAGCTTACCAACATTTTCCGCGTTCCGCCCGGTGGCGGCGTTCCAATTCAAACTGGCGGCAAATCTCTGGCCGAAACCGTGCAACCGCTGCCCTACAAGGGGCCGCAGCCGACTGGTTTGGCGTTGGTGCAGGACATTGCGCAAACTGCGGCTAAGGTTGGCAACCGTCCGAACGTGCCGACTGGCGAAGGCCAAAGCAACGTGCCTGTTGGGACAATTTTGGCGTCGATTATTGAGTCCACAAAGCTCGTTGGCGCGGTGTTTAAGCGCCTTCACGCCGCTCAAGCCGAGGAATTTGGACTTTTCAAAGAGCGTTTCCGCGAAGACCCCGAGGCATTCTGGCGTCACAATCTAAAACCCGCACGAAAATGGGCAGAAACCGAGTTTTTGGCCGCATTAAATGACGTGGATATTGTGCCGGCTGCCGATCCCAACACGCCTTCTCACCTGCATCGTGTGATGCAACGTTTGGCGGTGTTCCAATTCGCACAAGCTGCGCCAACCGTGTTCAAAATCCGCGACACGGCAGAGTGGTTGCTTCGCGGCATCGGCGTTGCCAACCCGGCTGGCTTGTTGAAAACCGAACAGCAGATGCAGCAGGAAGCGCAAGCCGCGCAAGCGTCGGCTGGCCATACTCAAGACCCTGGCTTGGTTGCTGCGGCGCAAACCAAAGCCCAAGCGGCGACCATGACCGCTCAAGCGGCCATGGCCAAAGCGCAAAGTTCCGCAGCTTTGAGTCAAGCTGAAGCCCAAAAAGCAACGGCTGAGTCTCAGAATGTAGGTAATGATATGAAATTGCGGGCGCACGAGGCTATTATGGAAAGCCAAGATCGTGCAGCCGACCGCCATGCCCAGCTTGCTATTGACACAACACGCGAAGAAACGGCCCGGCTACGATTGCAGCATGAGCAAGCCGCTCATCACGATAACCACTCGCTTGCAGCCGCCGGCTTGGCGGGCAAGGCCGACAACAATCCAGCACCGCCGCCGAACGCACAGGAGTAGTCAATGTCTAAGTTTAAGGAAATGCGTGCCGCCTGCACTGCCGCCAAGGGAGGCAAAATTGCTTCCCTGTCCGGCGTCAAAAACTTGGTTGCCAAAGCCGTCCATGAGCATGAAACCCATGAACACAAAGGCAAACATACCAAGCTGAAGCTTCGCCATGGCGGCGCTGCCGTTGAAGGTTATGCGCCCAAGCAGCGCGTGGAC